CTCTGGAGGTATGATATAGACTGCATGGTGCTCACTGAAGTCCAGTCGAACGCATACGGTGCTGTTGCAGAGAATGATGGAAACACCCAATCTTTATTGGAATCTTCATAGTGGTGTATTGCATCATGACCAGCGTATGATTTCTCTATTGAAGTTGTCTCGATAACCTGTGGTTCGAACGTGGGGTTTGCTGTTAATTGATCAGCGATATATGTTGAGGCATCAGCAGCAGAGATAACATGCAATGCGTCTCCCCGTCCGAGTGGAGCGTAACCAGTACAATCCAACCATAAAGTTGCGAGGTTATCATCTATTCGAATTATCTGAGCAGCAAGTTTTGTTTCTGGGGCATACACCCAAGACCCCACTAGAAAATTGTCCGAGGAGCAAAGCGGTGCCTCAGAGACACCCCCAAACTGTTGTATTATACTAATACCGTTGGTGCTCAACGCCATGTTCGGGTAATACTCTATTGAGCGTTCATAAACTTCCCAGTCAGCAAGTGGCCAACCGTTCGTTCTTAGATGTTCGTTGTTGAGGAACAATGTCCAATAGTAGTCGGTTGTACCATAAACCTCGTACGAGAGTTGGTCTGGTCGCTGGTTGCTCTTGATATAATACGACTGATAATATATGTGCTCCTCGCGGAGTTGGTCGAATGTATCAATGAACACCGATAAGTTTTGGAAAGAAACAGGTGCTTCATTATCTCCAAAATTATAATCGACGGTGGGAAACTTTTCAAAAAACTTAGTACCTGACATTAGAATCCGAATCCTATATCTTTTCTGCTTAGTGGTTTAGACTCCATAAAGGTCATGGCGATGTCTATCTCTGCGAAATATGGTTTGCCGTTCTTTCCGCGCAGGAATGTTTGATTCGCTGAGTTGTAACTTGTCGTGAACGAATCCAGATATGCGGGTGCTATCTTTTGTGCTGGGAGTTCTTTGTTGCCATAGAATTGCTGTATAAAGAACCTGTCTGGAAAGTTATAACCAGCACTGGCGTTGATGCCGAGACCCTGTGCTTGTATCATAGAAGGATACAACTCAGTCCTGAAAACTTTGATTATCCGTCCAATCATTTCTGCTTCTGCTTCAGACACAGGTTGTAATTTGAATTGGAAAGAGAATGAGCGCAGATTGACCTGCTTAAATAATGCGCGAGTGTTTGGGTTTGGTGCCACCTTGTTTCTTGCCCTTGATACCTCTGCTGCTCCTGGAGAGAAAGTCTTCGTGATACTGTTGACAAGCAGTCCCTGAATACCTTTGTCGGCAAGTTGCTCGGAAGGTATACTGAAATCAGGGGCACCATTTCCGTCAGCAATAGCACCACCTACTGCACCGAGTTCAGCGTTCTCATATTCTACCTTGTCGGCATACTGGACGCCTTGAGGGAGGAACAAGTGTATTGTGTTACCTTTAAACTTCGCATTGTCAGTATCACTACGCTCAAGTGAGTCAACCAATGAGAATCGGATTTCTCCTTTATACGACTCAGCGTCGAGGGGGAACCTTAATTCTGCCATCTTCTTCTGCCTAAATAGGTTTATCTTTCAATCTATTTATACACCATGAACAAGACTTATAAAGGCAAATACAAAGTCAAGAACCCAAAGAAGTATAAAGGGGACGTGAACAACGTTGTCTATAGAAGTGGTTGGGAACGTGATGTGATGGTATACCTTGACGACCACACTGGTGTTGCTGAGTGGAACAGTGAAGATTTTATAATAAGATACTTCTATGAAGTTGATAAGAAGAACCACAACTACCACATGGACTTCTGGATAAAGTTCACCAACGGAACTATCCTACTTGTTGAAGTCAAACCCAAACGTCAGACAGAACCACCCAAGTCTAAGAACCCTCGGTCAAAGAGGGGACTCACAGAAGCGTTCGCGTACATAAAGAACCGCAACAAGTGGGATGCAGCAGAGAAGGTTGCCAAGGATAATGGTTATGGTTTTGTTATCTGGACAGAAGTCGAGTTGACAGAAATGGGCATCCTCAAGAAAACTCCTGGCACCATCAAGAAACTGAAACCGATGGCACCTTACCGCAAGAAGAAGAAGAAGACTTAACCTCTTCGTCTCCTGTCGGTTCGATCGCTGGCATCCATAGCATTCGGCATAGCACCACGGTGAGTCGTGTTGCTCACATTCGTTGTGTTTGTTGGTGCGTTGACCGCGACAGCAGCACCTCCTCCAGCACCTGCAAGATCAGACTTACCATCATTCATCTTTGTTGTGCTTTGCTGCATTTGGTCAGAGGCAGCAAGGGAACTACCAGCACCAGCAACAGATGCTTTAGGCACTGTCTTCACATCCATCTCATTAGCAGCAGCGAACATAGACGCTCTCTCAAAGTCATCGAATGTTTGTACTTCGCCACTAACAGGATCTAATACTGTGAATACAGATCCTTCACTACCTGCTGGTGCTTTGAACGAACCTGCCAATGGCATACCAGTCACAGGGTCGCGTTCTATGGCAGTAGCGACAGTTGCCTTTGGTGGTGCTGTCTTCAACTTTGGTGTTGGTGCTGCATACTTTTCATTTATCCTGCGATGCGACTCGCGCTGTTGGGCAGCAAATTGGTTCAATTTGTGTTGGTCAGTTTCGACAACTTCAACGCCACTTGTACCGAGACCCATCTCTGCTTGGATCGCTGCGAGTTCTTCAGGTGGGACTGATGCCAAGTGGGCATCGCTCTTTGCCTTTGATGCTGCTGCATTCACCTTTGCTTTTGCTGCCTCGTCTGGTGTCATTTCAGGCGAGACTTGCTTTATTGCAGCAAGTAGTGAGTCACCACCAGACGGTGCCGATGTCATTTGCTTCAACATGTTTTTGACCAACTTCATCTGGTCATCAGAGATGTCTTCGTCGTTTACGATTGCCTGTAGTTGTTCTGCTGAGGCACCCGCAAGCATACCCTCATCTACCACTGACTTTCCTATGATATTTTTTTCATAAAGACCAGAGTCCTTCGCTCCTTTCTCAGCAGCATTTTGTTGCTTTTGATCTAATTCTATCGCAGGTGCTTCGGGTTCAGTCGATTCGGGAAATGATATGCCCAAGAACTTTGCTGCGGTGGCACCGATGTCTATGATCCAATCGATGAATGCACCAATCCCGTCGAACATTGCTGCCATACCTTTCCGTGCAGGTTCAAAGTCTTCCCAGACTTTCATGACATATCCCCCTACCGTCTCTCCGATGTCGACGAAAATGTCAATGATGTCACCGATAAGAGAGAAATAGTCACTGAGTATCGCAGACAAACTGTCGAAGATAGTAAATGAATCGAGGAAATCACTAATGAAGTTTCCTTCACCGAGTATAGCAGTTGCCAACCAAGACAGACCGTCTTTGAGGAAGTCGAAAGGCAGTGTGACAACTTTCAACATGCCTTGGAAGAATCCCTCGATTCCAGCGAGAAGTTTATCGCCAAAGGATCCTTCGTTGGCGTTAAAATAAGAGAATGCTTGCATCAACCCATATACAACTGCACCAATTGCAGCGGCAACTCCCAGTATGACGGGGATGAGGGGAATTATTACTGCGGTCATGGTACCAAACGCTGCACCAAGTCCACCCATCAGTGCCGAGATAGGGAGAAAACTATCGAGCAGTCCTTCAACACCACCTTCACCAGCACCCTCTTTGCCTTTGTTGAATTCAGAAAGAAACTTACCACCCTTCTTGTCATCTTCAGGTTCTTTGTTTCTCTTGTTCTTTTTGGCGGCAAGTGCTTCTGCGTCCAGGTCAGCATCTGACAAGTCGAGTGCAGTAGCGATTTGATTTTGACTGGCAATTTCAATGGTAGCAGGTATCACATCTAAGAAAGTCAACAGGATTCCTTCGATACGCAGGAGGGTCTGTGACATGAGATCCATCGCGTTGCCGTTGACTTCCTCAAGACTCTCAAACGTGCCTTCGATAGTCTCGAATTGTGCGTCCATCAAAGCAGGGAGGTTTTGATTGAACAAGACCAACTCCTGTGATACACCTTCCAACATACTGTCTGCCATTATCGTGCTGCCTTTCTCTGTTCCGCTTTCTCGTTTTCGTCTTTTATGTACTGAGTAAGCAACGCAATGTAGATTGCCCTCTCCCACGGTAACATATTATCCAACTCCGTCAAACTATAATTATGGTGTTGCATCAAAGCGAAATTGGTCTTGTAATGGTTTACAAGGTTATCATGAGACAGGGTTATTAGAAAAAATCAGATAACCCTTTCAACTCTACAGTGTTTTTGCTTCCACATTTAGTACACTCGAATTCCGCATTGTGTTTCAATGCAGGCATATTTTCTAAAAAGTCTGTCATCACCTTTAACTGATTCGCTGTCATATTATCAACAAACGCAATCATGTCTTCTAATGATTCGTTTTTCGAATCAATTCTTTCGTCCTGTGTCAGAACAGCACCAATACAACTTGCCAGCAGTTCAATTACATTGGTTGACTTTTTCTCTTCTGCTTGAGAGACGCCCTCGCGTATCATAGTCTCATACGTGGGATACTTCATCTCCACAGATATTTCTGGTGTTATAACGACAATGTTACTACCATCAGCAGTAGAGACAGACAACTGGTCGAGGTCTATCGTGTATTCATTTTGCTCACCACAAGTTGTTCGCTTTGGGTTTATACCATCAATCAATGAAGTGCACGAGATCATTATCGTGGATGTTTCCCCTACAGACTTTGACCGTAGTTGGGTAAACATAAACTCGATGTCGAACGTGGCGAGTTGCTCTACATTTAAGTTTGCCTTTGGATCCACGCATGCGTTCAGAGTATCTGCCATGGCAGACAAACACATATGCATATCCTTTGACTCAAACGCTTGTAGTAATATCTTCTCTTCTTTGACCAAGTATGGTCTGTATTTGACACGCTGCCCAGTTGAGGGTATTATCATATTAAAATTCAGCGTTTCATTAATCTTGGGTAATGCCATTATATTAAACTCCAGTTCAATTATTTAACAAGGTAATTCGAGTATGTAAAATTCACAGTCAATTCCATTCCTGCTGTCTGTGCTTGATTATTTAGGTCCATCTCTGAGAGAGATATTGGATATGACTTTATCAACTCCACTTCGTATATGACAGAACCTGTCTTATTCAGTTGGTATATGGTGACACTCTTCGCATAGTTTTCGTGGAACCCTGCCTCGAATGGTGGTGTTGGTGTTACTATACAATCCATCCACTCTTGGAAATATGTGCGAGCAGAATAGTCATTAGTCATATAGAAGGTTAGGTTGACCTCTTGGAAGTTGAATCCGTGGGCGACCTTGATCTGTTCCATACCGATCACCCTCTCCGCTGTGGTGATATTCTTTCCAGGAATTTTAGCAGCAGTACAAAGGTCACTCAGGTCTCGTCTGTCGACCAAATCATTTGCTGTGCCGCCAGCAGGTTTTACTGTACCCGAAAGTGTAGGGAGCAGTATTTTATATCGGTTTGACGATGCAAGTCCACCACTGGCGTCTATAATTCCCCTCAGTCTGTCTGTACTAAATCTCATATTGGTTTCCTTGCCATTATCCTGCTCTCTTTATGCACTTTGCTTTCAGTTGCCTTCCTAAAGTATGCTGTTGGGAGATGCACTGCAACTTCCCATTCATTGGCAGGTACATTAGCAACCCTTCCTATCATATTCGAATACCGATACCGTTTGATGCAGGGTCTATATGCCTTCAGAAACGTCTTGCCTTGCAGATAGTCATAGTTGATCTTGAGTCTTGTCTTTGGTCCAAAATTATCTAACTGCGTAGTCGCTCGAGGTAGAAGGTTGTAGTACAACCGTTGCCTCAAGTCTATCGGGAGATAGTGCAGGTTGAGTCCAAGAAACCCTTCCTTGTATACTTCCAACATTATAACCAGAGGGAACCTGTCGTAGTATCTCAATGTCATTATGTTCTTCGGTTTATAGAAGAACATGTACATCCTACCGATGAAGTAAGTTGCCGCCACTGGCATCTGCGTCTTTATCTTGTTTCGGTTGACGTCGAGACCATTTATCTCATCCATCTTATCAAAGAACCAATCACGGGATGCCTTTGTGTTAGCATCCAGACCTTCTGCTTCGAGTTGTAACTTGTATATTTCGAATTGGTTCTCATCCATACTGTTTATTTATATAGATCGGAAGACTGTTTTTGAGGAATAAAAAAAGCACCCCGCAGGGTGCTTCAAGGATCATGCATAAATCATTACAGATTAAGAGTAACAGTAGCGACCGCAGCATCTTCTGCCCAGTTCAGTCCACCGATATCTTTCTTGCTCAAATCTGTACCGACATAAGCAACTTCTACATCTAACTTTTCCAATAGAGTTACTGTAGCAGATACTTCAAAGTTGAAATACTGGTCGTCGCCATTTTCAAATGTGGCAGTATCCAAGAAGGTTTCACCTACTTGTGCGCCAACAGTTACGATACCAAATTGGTGACTGTATCCAGCAAAGACATATGTTGCCTTACCGCTTTTAGCATAACCATCATCGGTCCAGTTAACACCCGCTTCAACGCCTTTCCAAGCAGCAGCAGCGTAAACTTCACCGTAGTCGTTGTTGTCGTTGCTACCGTCATTAGGATAGGTGTAGTAGATGTAACCTACATCAACCGCAACATCAGATACAGCGAATGTGTATCCAGCAGTGTAATCTAGTTCAATGGTGGCGTCTTCATCGTCATTAAAGTCGATGGAAGAACCCCAAACGCCAGCGTGTGCACCAGATACATGGTTAAGGTTAATGGAACCTTGTAACGCTGCGTCGGTATTAGATTGACTAATTCCTCGAAAACGATAGTCGGATGTTAGTGCAACATCACCGTCCAGTGAAAAATCACTCGCGGATGTGTTGCCTGTGAATATCGCAGCAGCAATTGCTCCGAAGATTATTGTTTTTGTCATATGTGTATTCCTAATATTAGTAGAGTGGTTGTGTGGAATCTATTCTTTTACGTCTATCATCCATAAAGTATATTTATAAGATATGGGTGATTATAAAAACGCAAATAAGACACCCCGAAGGGTGCTTATATAATTGAACAGATCTAGATGTTAGTCAGCGTTGGCCAACTTCTGGAAGTATGAGAAAGCATCCTCATCACCACCGTCGCCTGCTTCTTCAGCAGTGGCAGCAGCACTTACAGCAACCTCTGGTTCACGAGCAGTCGGGGCAGAAGGTGCCTCTTCAACTTTATCGATAGCAACGTCACCAGCAATTGTGGTTGGTGCAGTCTGTCCTAACACTTCAAACAGTTTAGTCTGTAGTGCGTCGAAAGACTTGTAGTTTGTTGGATCGATATACTGGTTGATATCGTGCAGACCATTCATAGTGGTTTGCAGTTCAGTTTCGTTCCCACCGTGGAGTTCAGATGGTGCCTTGAACTCAGAACGATCGTAGTTGCGGTATCCCTCAACCTGACGGATCTTCAACTGGAAGTCAGCACCGTTCCAAAGATCGAAAGGATCTACAGGAGTTTCTCCTGGGAACTGAGGTGACATCATGTCTTGGATCTTATCAAAGATCTTCTTACCGAACTGATACATGAAGACTTTGCCTTCGTTCTCAGGGGCAGATGGATCTGATACAACAAGGATGTTGCAGACGTAGTGAAGTCGACGCTTCTGTTTACGAACAGTCTCGCGGTCTTCCTCGTTGCCAGAGTTCCACAGTTTGGTGTTGTACTCGCCAAGAGGGTCTTGGTTGCCGAGGGAAGTCAGTGACTTCTCGATGTACCACTTACCAGTTGG